AGACTAGACAACTGAAAACTATGATTATATTAATAAAACGCTATTGGGTACACCTTCAAAAGTTGTCGTGTTAAAAATCGGTACAGAGGCAGAACTAAGCGACAATCTTAAAAAGTTAGGTAGCGTTAAATTCAACTATGCTGCTATGCCTGCTGCTACTGCTGAAGAAGCGACAACATTAGTTAGTTGGATTAAATCTAAACGACTGAACGACAAGAAAACATACAAGTTAGTTGTTGCTAATCAAGTAGCAGATGATGAAGGTATTATCAACTTCACGACACCAGGTATTAAAGTTGGTGAGAAATCTTACGCAACACAAGAGTACACTTGTCGTTTAGCAGGTATCTTTGCAGGACTGCCATTTACTCGTTCATCAACGTATTTCATACTTTCGGAAGTCACTGAAATCGATGAACATGAGACGCCAAATGAAGACATTGACGCAGGTGAATTAATCCTTATTAATGACGGCGAAAATATTAAAATCGGTCGTGGTGTCAACTCACTAACAAGTTTAACAGGCGAGAAGAATGGCGCATGGCAGAAAATTAAAATCCTTGAAGTCATGGATATGATCACAGACGATGTGCGCGACACATTCGACAAACATTATGTCGGTAAGTACATCAATATTTACGACAATCAGATTTTATTCATCATTGCGGTTAATGCTTACTTAAAAGGATTAGCAGCACAACAAATTTTAGATCCAAGTTACACAAACACATCTTTCATTGATGCCGATGCACAGCGTTTAGAGTGGGAAAGCGTTGGTACTGACACAACTGATTGGACTGACCAGCAAGTACGGGAAATGTCATTCGGTTCTAAAGTAATTCTAGGTGGACAAGTAAAAATCGCTGATGCAATGGAAGACTTGAAATTTAATATTCTGTCTGCCGGTGCAGCGTAAAGGAGGGAAACTGAATGAGTAAAAAAGCTAGTCGTGTTATCAATGGTACTCATGGTGCTGTATGGATTAACGGTCAAAAGTTGGCAGATTTAGAACAAATCGAATTAAAAGTAAATATCGAATATGAAGATGTGTATTTCGCAGAAGATATGGGGAAACACCGCAAATTCATGGGGTGGGTTGGTGAAGGTTCATTAACACTTAAAAAAGTATTTTCTCGTGGCGCTCTTTTATTAGGCGAATCAGTAAAAACAGGTAAAATGGTCGAGGTCGAAATTACAACTCGTTTAGGTGATCCTGACTCGTACGGTGTTGAACGTACAACGGTAAGCGGTGTAACATTCAATGAATTCTTACTTGCTAAAATCGAACAACGAGCATTATTACAAGAGGAAATGGGCTTTGAATTCTCTGATTTCGACTTATTAGAAACAATCATGATACAAGAAAATATTGCAGCTTAGTGATTGAAAGGTGTGGTTTATTCCATGCCTTTTTCTATGTAAATAATAAAAATTGTGGAGGGAAAATGTATGGCAGAACGTAAAAAAGTAACTTTAGAATCGTTAATCAAGAAAAAAATTGAATTAAAAGGTGAGCGCAAGCATGAAGGGGCTTTGTATATCCCATCTTTAGATGGTGACGTTGAAATTGAGGTATTAAAAAGCGATGTTGTTGACTTTTTAGAAGTGACTAATGGCAAATCAACAGAAGAAGAAATCGAAAAAGCCGGTCACAACTTAATTTATACAATCGTTAAAACACCTGACTTATCAGATAAAGCATTACAAAAAGAGTTCGAATGTGTTGAACCGACAGACATCGTTAAATACATCTTTACAGATGGCGAAATGCTAGACATTGTTGATTACGCTATTAGTTCGGTTGGTATGCGTCGCGGTGTGGTTGAAGAAGTAAAAAACTAATTGAAGGTGATGATGAATTTTATTTATATCATTATTACCTACAAAAAGGCATTACACCCGAGCATATCGACAGTTTGAACTATTTGCAAAAGCAGTTTTATATCGCAAGTTTAGACATCGAACTAACGAAAGAAAACAAACGCAACGAATTACAAGCTAACGCATTGAAAGATGAAAAAGCATATCTAGTAGTGACGTTGTAGAAAGGAGGTAACGCAATGGCTGGTCGTGTTATATCCGCAGTTTTAAAATTCAAAGATCAAAACTTCAGCAGTGGTTTACGTCGAGCAAATCGAGAAGCGGGTGAATTTGGACGCTATATGCAACAAGCACAAAATGGTGTCGAGAATTTTAACAAACGCGCTTCTTCTGCATTTAAAAACGTCGGCATTGCAGCCGGTGCATTAGTGACAGGTGCAATTGCTGGTTTAGGTACTGCTGTGGCATCCACAGTTGTTGGTATGGAATCATCGTTCTCGAAGTTAGCAGCTCAAACAGGTGCAAGCGGCGAAGAATTAGAAAAGTATAAAGACATTGCAACCGAGGCATTTAGTCAAGGTTTTGGTGAGTCAATCAGTGAAGTGGCTGATTCCGTAGGGCGCTTGAGTAATATGTTCGGTGAACTTAGTGACGCAGATTTAAACACAGTCACACAAGGTTCATTCACAATTGCCAAAACTTTTAACCAAGAAGCTACAGAAGTTGGACGCGCCGTAAATGCATTAATGACCAATTTCGAAGGATTAAGCGCATCGGATGCTACTGATTTAATTACAGTATCGTTTCAAAAAACAGGCGATTATGCAAACGACTTATTAGATACGTTTAGTGAGTATTCGGGTTATTTTGCTGATGTTGGTATGAGTGCCGAGCAATTCACTTCCACACTTATCAACGGCGCAGAGTCGGGCGCTTGGAACATTGATAAGGTCGGGGATGCTGTAAAAGAGTTTGGTATTCTTTCGATTGACGGCTCAAAAACGACTATTGACGGTTTTAAAGCTATCGGTTTAAATGCCGATGATATGGCTTCAAAAATCGCGCAGGGTGGCGATACTGCAAATCAAGCATATATGGCTACTGTAGCTGGTTTAGCTAATATGGATAATGAAGTGGAGAGAAATAAGGCTGGTGTGGCTTTATTCGGCACGACATGGGAAGATTTACGCGATGATGTAGTGTTATCTATGACAGACTCTACTAACGCTGTGGAAGGCTATCAAGGCGCTACAGAAAACGCGTTAAATACGTTAAATAGTGGTCCTATCGCACGTATGAAAAACGCATGGCGCGATCTAGTAACGCAATTATCGGACAATGCAAGCGGTACAAGTTTCTTAGATTCCGTTGCAAGTGCTGCTGAAAAAGCTGTTCCTATAGTGTTGGATTTGGCTGATAAAGCGGTTGATTTTGCGAAGGTTATTAAAGATAACTGGGGGCCGATATCTAATTTTATTTTACCCGCAGTAGCTGCTTTCGCTTCTTTCAAATTAGCTATGACTGGTATGACGATTATTAGCACAATAGCGAAAGGGTTCACTGTATTTACAACGGCTTTAAAATTGGGTACTGCTGCACAAGTAGCGTTTGCAGCAGTTTCAGCGGTTAGCCCATTAACATGGATTGCATTAGCGATAGGCGCAGTAGTTGCAGTCGGTGTCCTACTTTGGAAAAATTGGGATACCATAAAAATAAAAGCTGAAGAATTGTGGGCTAAAACGAAGGAAGTGTTCGGAAACGTTTATGATTGGGGTGCTGAAAAAATTAGTGGTGTTACGGACTTTTTCGGCGGTTTAGTCGATAAGGTTGGAGAATTCATAGGTAAAATTACGAATTTTAAGCTACCTGATTGGGTGTCAAGTATCGGCTCAACAATCGGTAATGCCGCAAGTAAGGTCAAAGGTTGGTTCGGTGGCGAGAGTTACGCAGTAGGTTCTAACAGAATCACACATGATCAAGTAGCGCAAATTCATAAAGATGAAATGATTATTCCGGCACGACAAGCGCAAAAAGTACGGGCAATGGGCGGTAATATCGATAACATCGATAAATTAATAAATAAACCAGCTCAATCTGTTCCTGTCGCTTCTACCACTACAAACAATCAAACATCATCGCCTGTCATTCACATGCATGTCAACGCGAATCAACTAAGCTATGACGATGTTGTATACAGATTATCAAAAGACATCAAACTCGCATTATCCAACATGTAAAGGAGTGATAGGGTGGAAATTATTTTATCTAATGAAAAAAG